GTTAAATTCTATTGGACTACCTAGTTACAAATTTTCTAGGTGGGATGGAGATCCAGTAGTTAAAAATGAAATGGATAGACTAGCTGCACCTCTCTTTGAAACTCTAGCTAAAGAAGCCTTTGCAAAATACCCTAATTTTTTTAGGGGTGATTTAAAGTTTAAAAGAAAAGTAGTTTTAGAGGAGATACAAGGACCTTTAAGAAAACAAGTAAAAGAACTCATTGATAAATACTCTCCAAAACATTTGTCAGTTATAAAGTATCTTTCAACTTTTAACGAAACAAAACTTAAAGAGATAAAAGAAAAGTTAGGAGAAGTTTATGATATACCAGATTTAGGTAACATGAGTTTTTCAGAAATACTTGAATTAAACTCAAACACTTATGATGGCTTATCTTTATTAAATGCAATGAAGTTAGAAGCTGAAAATTATGATGCTATTTATATGGGTGCTGATACTCTTCAAGAAAATTTAGGGTATCGTTAATCTTCTTCTAACATTTTATCTGCCCATTCGTAAGCTTCTCTAGCAACATCTTTCATATTTGTTTCACCTTTAGCTATTAAACCACTCATGGCTTGACCTGCTAAAAATCTTCTGGTGGTTAAAGGTTTTGCTCTTTGTTGTGGTTTATTCCATCTAGATTTATTAAATCTCATTGCCTCTTGTTCAAGGTTTTTCCACCTCATATTTTCTCCCATCTATAAAATATATGTTTACCTATTCTAGTAACTCTTTTCAAAGTTTTTGCCCAAAAAGGATTTACTGATATAGCATGGTAATGTGTAGCACCCTCTGTAAGATCAGTTGTCTTACCCTCGTATACAGATTTGGCAACACTTAAAGCAAGTTCCCAAGATTCTTTATTGTAAGGTTTGTCTGTAGCTCCATCACAATACCAACTAAACTGACACCGATCTTTTTTCATTGATCCATCATGGTTTTTCTCACCTTGTTTTACCACTTTACAAACTGTGTTAGGGTATCTATCATCATTAACTCTATTGATTACAACTTGAGCAACAGCTATCTGTTCTACTACACTCTGACTTCTAGCCTCGTAGTATACGTTAAGTGCCAAACAAACTATAGCTTCAGCTAACATTATCTATGCTTCTCTTTTAATGCTTCAATCATCTTGTTAAGATAGTACTGTGCTTTTTGCATATCTTCTACAGGTTTTCCTTTATAGTTATATCTGTGTTGATACTTTATTACATTACCATGACAGTAATTTATAAAACCATCTAATCCCAACACTTGTCTCATGTAATCAATACACTCTATACCATCTCGTATAGTGTAGTGAGGTGGTCTGTTTACAGGATCAAACTTTTCATTTGTTGAGCCATACTCACCTGTAAATATCTCCCCACCTTTATCATCAAGAAGACCACCTATATGAGGATTACAGTCTGTACATTCAGGACATTTTAAATTATCATCAAGATAATTACCACACATAGCACAAGTATCTTTAGCATGTATTACTGTCATTCTAAGCTCCTATATCTACTATCTCACAAGAGTCTCCACTACAAGCCATTGTCTGACTACCAGATGTAGTATCACTCTTCTCATAGTCTTTTAGTTTATTCCAATCAATTCTAGGTCCCATCTTTGAAAGCATAGCATCATATTCTTCTTCTGTACACTCTTGATAAGGTGCTTGTTGATATGTATGTTCTGAGTGTGGTAAAAAAGATACACCTGACATTTTATCAAAGTGCTTAAATACAAATGCACCAACATCAATCCACTCTTCCTCTTTAACTGTTACAGTAATAGAGGGTTTGTGTTCACACCAATGTTCTTGATAGATTAACCAAATATTTAATTGATCTATAGCAGATAAATCATCTCTTAATCTAGAACCTCTAGGTGACATCATTGGAAAACTAAATACAGTTGTCGTATCTGGTTTCATTACACATGGTTCACTTGGTATACCTTGGTCAATCATAAACTTAGTAAGTGGATCTTTATTGTCTCCCCTAACTGTTCTAATATAATATTTACTATGTCTAGCATGAATACCACTTGCTGAATCACATAGTTGTGATACTGTACCACTAGGTTTTACACAAGTAATAGCAGTGCTTTCTTCTATTCCAAATATCTTAGCATACTCTTTGTTAGTATCTATGGCTATCTGTTTTAATTTAGATAATCTCTCTTCCATGTTTACTAAATTACAATTTGTATGTATGTTATCCATAATACCTGTAAGACTTACACCAAGAAGTCTCTCTTCTTGTGTATTCTTTTTCCAAATTTTTCTTAGGTAAGGAAAGTTAACAAGAGTTGCTTGTGCTGTGCCTAATATTGTAGCAAGTCTGACCTTTCTGCATAAATCTTCATCAGTATCATTTTGTTTTATGACAACTTCTGTTAAGTTACAGAATTGATGAGGTCTTAGAATTATTTCAGAGCAAGGATTAGTACCAAAAGCATAGTTAGGATCTCGCCTACCATTCTTAGCAACTTGTTTCTGTGCAGAGACTCTATTAAATATACCTCTTTCACCTGATTTAGATTCCACTAGTGAAGTCCACTCTCGTAAGAATGTTTCAGAGTCAGGCTTATCTGTATAAGCCACAGAGTTATTAGATAGTGCCATGTGAGGTGCAGTCTCCCACCACTGTCCTGTCTTGGCATGTCGCATACGTATGTCAGAAAGGTTGCTGAGAGAGATCATTGCAGATCTACGTACACCACCTACTACTACAATCTCACCAATCTTGCACATAATGCTGTGGCACTCATAACTATTTAATTTTCTGCCTACAGCACTCTTGAACATATTGATTGTAAATTTAAACAAATCAACAAGAGGTGCAGGACCCGAGGCTCTACCACCAAATGTTTTTAATCTTGCACCTGCAGGTCTAATCATACTGACATCATAGTCAGGAACTTCACCTGCATACAGTAGTGCAATCAACATTCTAAATGCCTTTGCCCAACCCTCTTTACTATCTCTAACAACAATGGTTGTCTGACTTGGGTATAACTTTTCTGGTATCTCTGGTAGCTTATCTATATACTGTCTCTCTACAGAAAAACCAACACCTGTTCCACAAAGAAGTATATACATAGCCTCGTCAAAAGATTTAACATCATCAACTGGAAGATAACTACAATTATAACCTGCAGTATTATCACGATCTAATGCAGGACCTGCAGTCATTAATGCTCTCATAGATGGCATAACATCTAAGTTATGTATAGCATCCCATATCTCTTCAGTAGTGTCTGTATCTAGACCTGTTCGTTCTGCTATATAATCCACATAACGACTTACTGTTTCAGTCCAAGTCTCTCTTCTACCCTCTTCTTCAAGCCAACGTGCGTAACGAGAGGTTGCAATAAAACTTTGATAATCTGTAGGTAATGAGTTATTCATCTATTGTCTCCTGATCCTTGTAACTTGTTTCTCTTTTTTCTGTCATGTAATTTTCTAATATTCATTTCCATAACAATTGACAAGTTAGAATCAAAGTAATTACATAGAGAGGTTAGATAAAATAGAACATCACCTAGTTCTTTTAAAAGTTCTTCTTTTTGATCATTGTAGTTTGATGTATCTCTAATACATTTTTTAATTTTTTCTGCAAACTCACCTGCTTCTCCAACCAATCCAAGTGTGTTCTCTATTAATCTATCCTTGCCAGAAGTTAGAATTAGCTTCTCAACTTCTTCTTCATATTTATTATATATCAATCTAATCTCCTTGTAACATCCATATCTTTTATAACAATATCATCCATATCATAAAGACCATCTGATATTTTTTCTTTAACAACTTCTAATTCATTATCTTTATCAACTTCTAAGAAGTGAGCCGACTCGTCAATTTCTACAGTCAGAATTATTTCAAAACGTAAGCTCATAGTTATACTCCATTATCACTAAAAGTCAACACATTTTACCTGACTGTGGATAATCAAGTATACCATTATCAATGATCTCAATAGCTTCCATTTTACTGTCAACAAAATGTTTAAAGTTGTATGCCTCTTTACTTTCGGTAAACCAAAATTCTTCATCTCTCATTTTACCCTCGTCTTCAACTCTACAAACAACTAGAAACTCACCCTCTTCTGGTATATCAAACTCATAATTTCTTTCGTAAAGCTGTTCAACACTAAAGGGACCTTCCCTTACTGCCCAAATTTTAAACTTTCTTTCCATTTATATTCCAATCTTTAAGTAAATCCATGTAATGTTGTAGTCCTATCATAACAATCCAAGGTCTGTGATCTGATCTAAAGAATACAACGGGTTCTCCACTAGTATTTAAACTGTGATTTAATGCTTGTTCCATATAAGAGTATACTGTTTTAAGTTCACCCTTACGTCTTTTAACTTCTATTGATAGAGGTAATCTCTTTTTTGCTTGAGGAGAGAATTGTATATCTTCACCTGTATCACCCATGATGGCAGACTTTATATCACCTTTCTCAAATTCTGGAAAGGTTTCCAACAACTTGTCTCTAATTTCTTGTTGACCTAATCTACCTTTAGCTTTTGCTGATCTGCTCATGTAAACACCTCTGGTACTTTTGGTTCTGTATTCACCTCTGTTAAATATTCAGGACCATAAGAGTAGATAAAAGTTCTAAGATTATCCCAACAACTTTGCTTGTACTCGCAATAGCTGCATACCATGTTTAGCTTTTTGTTGTCGCTTGTTTTTGACTGTGGTATTGGATCTAACTTTTTTCTTGGTAACTTTCCTTTCACCATTTTTACTATGGCTTTAATCTCTTTCTCTTTTGTTTTTAACTCTTCAGAGAAATCATAAACATCCAAACAAATATGTCCATTCTGTTTATCAACTGCAAGAAAAGCTCCTTGTTTTTTATCAGTAACAATTGGGTCATCTTTACCTGCATAAACGTAAGAACTAAGTTGAGATATGTAACCAAATGGATCGTCATCTCTTAATCTCCCATCTTTAAATTTCTTAAAAGCAAAAGAGCTACAAGACTTAACATCAATAGTCATACCATCTATTACAGCATCTCTATGTCCTTTAACACCATGTACATCTAATTTATCTTGCATACCTTTAACTTCATGTCCACTAGCAACTGCTAGGTGTAGTATTAATTCTTCTATCATATCACCATAAAAGAATTTTAACAACATATTAGGTTTTAATGGTTCACCTATGTTTGGTTTGTTGATTTTGTACCACAACTTTCTATCACATGGAGTTCCAACAGACGATAAAGATAAATAACCTCTTGGCTTTTGTGGTTTTGAAAATCTACTGTCGGCAATGTATGCTAGACCCATACCAAAAGACTCACTTATAGAAGCTTGCCAACCACCTTTACCCTCTATTGTTTTTTGTATGTCTTTAACTAGGTTTTCAATCTTCTTCATAAGGCTGTCCTTTGTGTTTTCTTTTTCTAAATACTTTTTTGTTTTGACTAGGTATAACCTTGAGGCTATACTTTGAAGTGTATAACTCTTTAGCCTCAAGGTTTCTAGGTTTGGGTTTTTTAAAAAGGAATTTCTTCACCAACTGTTTCATTTGCTTTCTCTTTTTTAGGTGGTGGAGAAGCTAACTCATCATCCTCATCAGGATCATACTTTTTGTGTTCTATAACCTTAACTCTTTCGAGTCTAGTTCCTGTATTGCCATACTTTTTTATGTCATACACAGCAAGTGTAACTTCCACAAGAGAACCATTGCCGATAGGACCATCTACATCATAATCCCAACGTGTATTATCCTCTTTAAGTACGATAGGTACTCCACTATCCCAATCCCTACCTGTTTCAAACTTACGTACAAAGGTAACTTTTTTACCTCTACCTAACTCATCATCAGTACCAGATTTCATTGACTTAGAAGCTTTTAACTTCTTAAAATTTTCGTCATTCATTATGACATCAATTTTACAAGCACCATTACATTCCTCATAAGCACCAACTGCTTGAGGTGTAGGCTTGTAGCCTGTCATCTCACGATTTTGTTCAAACACTCTCGCCCACTCAGCGATTCCTTCAATTCTTACTTTTCTTGTAGCCATTTAATGCTCCTATTTAATTTAATAATGAAACTATATCATAGTTATTTAATACTTGCAAGTAATTAATGTACTTCTGCATAATTATTTCCATACTGTACATCAATCCCTAGCTTTACATTTAATTTAAGCTGTTCATTTAGTTTTTGAACTGCCCATTTTAATACTTCTGTATGTTGTTTTTCTTCTCCTTTTTTTATTAAGTTAATACTTTCATCATGGAATTGTCCTATGATGTTAGATCTTTTACTTCGATAAAATGCTACCCACTTATCAAAGCAATAAGAACCTGTACTCTGATTGATGGTAGAGAAAGCATCTTTTTCGTATCGTAAACTATGCCAAAACTTACTAACTGGATTTTGAATCCACATCTCATCACCAATTCTACGTATCTTTTGATCTTCAGCAAACTTTTTTACTGACCAATTCCTTTCCCAATAAGCATCAAGTAATTTCTTTGCTTTACCTATTGACATTCCTGTTTCTCTAGATAGTTTTTCAGCACCTACACCATAGGTTGCAGAGTAATTAACTACCTTAAAGTTTTTTCTAATTTCTTTCAAGTTGATCTCACCTCTATTATGTTGATCTATTTGTTTCTGTGTTACAAATTTAGCATGTTTAGCCAAGTCTAAGTGTGGATCAAATCCTTTTACTGACATTTCTTTTACATACTGTGGATCATAAGGCATCATATAGTGTCTTTTTGTTGTATCTTCAAGAGAAGTCATGTCTGCACCACACAATAAATATCCGGGTGTTGCAATTAAGCAACTCCTAATCTCTTTACCATACTGTTTTCCAACAGAGGGTAGGTTGACCAAAGGTTTTTTATGTTTAAACCTCAATGTATTTGTTAATCCATCTATTTCTGCTTTGAGATAACCATTCTCTTCACAGTCTACAAAACCTTTTACAATACCTAACCTATGTTGTAGAACTGTAAGACCATCAAGCACACCAACTGATTTATTCTTTTCTATCAATAACTTAACTGATTCTGTTAATTCACCATTCTTTCTAATCTGTTCAACTTTCTTTTCTTCACCAGTATCTTTGTTCTTGTTATACTTATAAGTACAAGGCTTCCAACCCAAAGAAAATAACCAATCCTTTACTTGGTCTGTAGAATTAGGATTAGGATCTTCTACACCTTTAACTACAGTCACCTCTCCATTATAGTCAGAGGGTAATCCATGTTCTTCTAACAGATCTTTCCATCTTTTACCATGAGAAGATAGAGAACCATCTTTCTTTTTATAAACTTTTGGTTTAGTTTGTACTTTATATATTTTTCTCATTGGCATTACTGATATTAGCTCTTCAACTTTTTCATTTTGTAATTTTGTCCATTCATCTATCAAAGAATGTGCTAAATCTACATCTAATTTCCAAGCTTGAGACTCTGCTTCTTTGGCACAATCCATCTTAAACTCAAGATAACGAAAGAATTTATCTAACATTTTCTTACATCCATAGAGTTTCATAAATCTAGGTAGAAGATTATTCCACAATGCATCAGTAATCATTACGTCATTGGTGCATCTATCTACGTAATCTTGAAAAGATAAGTTTTCCCAATCATCTATCTTTAATTTAGGTATACCAAAGTCATTATAGAAACTATCAAGTCCATGTTTAGACCTATTAGGATTCATCACCCAAGACATAGGAAGAGTATCGTATAGTCTAGACTTTACCTTGATGTTCAAGATCTTTTCTAATACAGGTATATCATAACGTATGATATTGTGTCCTAATAAAGGTTCTCCAGATAAAAGTATTTCTTTCATATACTCATAGTCACCTGTAAATGTACACTTAGATACTTCACTTTTAGTATCTACAAATACCATGCAATGTATCTTATCTGGATTTAATCCATTAGTTTCAATATCAAATATTATCATGCCACCATCCTATCTTCTTCATCTGCAAAGTTCTCTCTCATAAGAGTTGTCTTTGGATCATAGTATACACTACCTGCTTTACCCAACTTTGCAAATGGTCTGTTCTTATCCACAATAAAATTAGTAGTATTTTGTACTGTTTCATCCTCGTTTTCAATATCTCTTTCAATCTTGATACAGATAATAGCTTCTTCTTCAAGTGAAGATGCATACTTAGTTCTACCATCATCATTAACTTGTGATATAAATACCACACCAACATTTAATTCTTTAGATAACTGTGCCATCCTAGCTCCAAGAGATGTAAGTACAGAGGTAGCACCATCTACACCTGATTGACTAAGATAAGCTAGTCTTTGAACATGATCTACAAAGATATATTCTGCACCATATACAGAGCAAGCTAGTCTAGTGTACTCTAATAGTTTTAAAGGATCGTCATGTGATCGCATCTCAAAGACAATCGTTCTTTCACCTTGTGTTGCTCTCAATGCAGAATTAATTACTTCATCTTCTGACACATTGTTTTCTTTAGCATCATCTTTTGTTCTGACATTAACACCTAGTTCATAGGTAGCCATAGCTCTGTAAGTGGTAGACTTCATCTCTTCCATGTGTAACATAGCTATCCTTATGTCAGGATTTTTTAGTAGACCTGTCTCAATATATCTGATAAGCTCTGTCTTACCTGTACCTCTTGGTGCTTTGATAAATGTAAGTCCACCTTTAACTATACCTCTGATCTTATCATCAAGACCTGTGTGACCAATTGGTGTGTAGTCGTATGGACTTTCATTAAGTATAGCTTGCTTAACTTCTTCATCAGAACAGAAAAAATTATCTGGTGAGTATCTCTGTGGTTTTACAGCAGACCACATCAATGCTTGCTCATCACCAGCCATAAGAAAATCATTAGCATCCTTGTGTTTAGACATGGGTACATAATAAAGCTTATCTGGAAATGCCTCATATATTCTTTCGGCTGATCTTTTACCTGCGTCATCAAGTTCACCTGCATAAATCAACTCTTTGAAAGAATTAAGATAATCATAATTGTTCTTGATAAACTTTTCACCTATGGATGCTGATGGTAGAGACTTAACAAAATACTTTTGTCCAAGTATCTGATACAAACTAGCTGCATCAAACTCACCCTCAGTTATGTATAGTTTGTTTGAACTATTAGAATTAAAATCTGGTCCAAACATTTCATTCATACCCACACCTCTGTCTTTTATCCAAGTTTTAGACTTGTCATTATAGTCTCTATACTTGACAGTATGTGGATATTTGTAAGCATACCTTATAGGATTACCTTGAGCATCAGTATGTACTGCAATCCCATACAGTTTACAAATTTCAGGATCAATACCTCTGATATTATCGTAGGTAAAACCCTTAACTTCTACATCCATAACATTAACCTTTCTCTTTAATGGATATGCTTGGCTAACCCAATCAAAAGTTCTTAGTTTATTCTTAGATGGATAAGCCTCACCACAACTATGACAAAAACCATACCCATCATCATTCCAATTAAAAGCATCTGAAGAACCACAATCTTCAAAAGGACAAGCACTATGTGGATTATCTGCCATAAACTACCCTCTCTATTACTTTGATAGCATCAATAACAGATACTTTAAACCATTCTGATGTATTACTATCTGATACTTTGACCATCTTCTTGTGAACTTTCTCTTCTGCTACTCTTCTATTATTAAAATATGCACAATACTCTAGTTGATAATCTCTATAAGGTGAAGATGTCTGAAAAGATTTACATCTATCCTCTGCATCAACTGCCATGCCTACCTTTAACCACCCTTTCCAAGCAGGGTTGGTGATAATATAAACGTACCCCTCTTTTGTTTTGTTGTAACCTTGTAAGGCATTTCTGTTTCCCTCCTTTGCTATCTTCTTCAGTTTACTTTTTATTCTTTTAGTAACGTCATAATTTCCCTTTAGGAAAAATTCTAACATCTTTCTCTCCTCATGTCTAGTGCAGATTTTGCAGTATCGTAATTATGTTTATTGTAAGGGTTCAAACTTTGTACATTTTGATGTCCTGTCACAGACATAATAGCCAATTGATCTACACCACTCTCAATCATCTCATTAATTGCAGTCTTTCTTAGGAATCCTATCTGTAATTCCATAGGAAGACCACACATAGACTTAACCTCGTTCACAAGGGTTGAGACTTGCGTTGGAGACATGGGTCTGTAGCACCCATCAGAGGGATTCTGATGAGGTATTACATATTTTTGAAAAGACCAATCTTTATGTTGATCAGTCAACAATTTCATCAATCTTTCTTCAATAGGTAGCTTAACTGTCACACCTCTCTTGGATTGTTTGATCGTTACAATGCCTGTAACTTCCTCAATCGGTGGTTCAATGTAATCCCACTCTAAATGCATGATATCTGTAGGTCTTTGACCCCATTCATAACACATTAATGCAAGTAAACCTACATTTCTGTACTTAAATTCAGAGAATGATGTCTCTACAAACAATTCTACTTGATCTTTTGTCCAAACGATAGACTTAGGCTCATGTTTTCTTTTCTTTATACGTAACATTGGGTTAATACTAATCAATCCTATAGAAATACAGTAGTTCATTAGCACAGAGAACACTCTAGCCTTTTGATTTGCATTATCCACACTTACACCTCTTGCCCAAAGCTCATAAATTGTAGAACAATGGGCAGGAGTGAGGTATTTAAGTGTAATGTCACCCAACTCTCGACTAAATAGTTTAGTCTTGCACATTGAGTTTAGTATATATTCGTAAGTTCTTCTTGTGTTAGAAGATAACGACTTAAACTGATCAGTATTCATATAATGTAAAACGACTTGGTTAAAGTTAGAATTAACACTAATATTTCCAACAAGTAAATTACCTTTACGAAATTCTTCTACTGTTTTTAACAACTTTGGTATCTCATATCTAGCTTGTCTACCATCTTTAAAAGTATGGTTCTTCATAACACCTGCAAGTTTTGCATCTTTAGGTGGTACGAATCTGTAGATGTAAGATCCATCTTTAAGTTTTACTTTATGTGTATACTTCATTTATCTTCTTTCTTCTAGTAATAACTAGAGTAGTAGTAGGTTAAAGTTTTACTTTAATTAATACTTAAAGTATTATATAGTTATATACATACTCTTGACAATAGCAAGAAATATTTTTTATTACAATGTGGTTTTTAAGGTACACTCCACCTCATCAAAATCACCATCAGCAGTTTGCATAACTTCATGTACAAATACTGTGTCACCAACTTCACCTATCTTCCTAGCTTTACCTACTGCTTGGCTCAAAAGTTCGTCAATAAATTTGGCAATCATAACATCACCTCTAAATATTTTTACTCTAAACATTTTTATCTCCTAAAATGGTGGCTCTTCATCTGAATTAGATGGCAGCCATACGTTATAAGTTTCAGTTTTTACTTTTTCTACTACCTCTAAAACATCAATGATTCCAATGTCTTGTAAGAAATAGTTCAAGTCACTTGGTAGTTCTTCATTCACAAAAATTTCTCCCTATCTTACAATTTGCAGTTTCTTTACAAACTTTATCATGTGTTGCATTTTCCCAACAATCACCATTTGGTAAATGCATCTTCCAAAACATATCCCATGTTCCTAAAGATGTAAACAAGATAATCATAGGTAAAACTAATACAAAAAATAGTAGTGTTAAATATGCTACACCAAATCCCTCGTTGTTATATGGTTTCATTCTTTGTTACCTCTCAATGCAAAATATAATCCACCAACCCACAATAATACATGAAGATTGTCATAGAACAATACATCAAGTAAACTTTCTGGATCACCTACCCATATCACACCTGTCATAATACAACAGATGGTGATGCCACTAAATCTAGTGATCATATCACCTACCCAATTAGGCACTTCATACATCCATTGTACGTTCATCACACCACCTATCAACAAACCTATACCAGCAAAAAATTCTCCATAGGTTACAACCCACCATGTTAGGTACGACAAACCATAAGATTCTGCTTCAGCTATGTCAATAGGCATCTTCCACCAACCTTGTTGTATAAATACAATAGCTAGTGGTATTCTCCATAACCAATGTGACTGACAAAATTCTGGTATTTTATTTAGCATTATCTAGCTCCTTATTAAGTTTCTCTCTACGTTTATAATCAGTACCCATCTTCTCATAGTACCTAGACATAGACACAAGCATGTCCACATATTGAGATAAATCTTCATCTTTAACTACACCATTATGACTTTCCATTCTACTCCAAAGATCATAAAGGTTATTTTTTAAATGTAAAAACTCATTCAACTTATACCTCCATGTTTTTCATTATGTGTGATATGACTGCAACAGTCCAACCATTGCCAACCATCTTGTATCTTTGTGTTTTACTGATAGGTTTTCTTTGGCAATGCTCATGCAATACACTATCATAATCCTTATCATTAGTAAACACACCATACTTTGTATAGTCTTTTGGTATGGTTTGCAATGCTTCACATTCAGTTGTAGTCAATTTTCTGTACAACCAATGTTGATTATCGACTACCACATTATCCTTTTGTACTGTAGTAAGACAGTTTGTTTTTTCATCAAGTCTTATCTCAAGTTGTTGAGTAGTCAAACCACTGACTTTCATTTTGTGATCTTGTCTTACACCATCAATCTTGTACCTACCTCTGATAGCACCACAAGATATTGCTACCTTAGGTTCTCTATGACCACCTTGCATAGTGGTTAGAGTAGGTGACTTACCATCTTCATGGTATACACGTTTGATAATATCGTAACCACTAATATTAGTAGCATCACCAACATGAATTGGTTTTTTTACAAACGTAGGTATCTGACCTTTCCACATAGATGCAGTAAGACATGATGCTTTTGGATCATCAACAGATTTAACCATGTCACCACGTTTTCTACCACACCAAGTATTATTTAGGTAGTTAGGTATATCCTCAAATGGCACATCCTCAAGTATGTTTTTAAGTACAACACCATGATCTTCCCAAGTATCAATCTTTATGTTAGTCCAATACAATCTCTTTCTGTTTTGTGCAGAAAAATCACTAGAGTTTATCATAATAGGATCAACACCAATGCCATCACTAATTCTATTTTGATGTTCTTTTTTCATTACAACATTCTCAAACAAGAAATACTTAGGCTTCAAATCTTTTAGTGCATCAAAGATAAGATTAGATAAATCCCTACTATCAGCATCAGCTTTACCCTTGCCACTAAATGAATAAGGTTGACAAGGGAAGCCACCCATCAATAGAAAGATGTCATTACCTATCAATTTTTTGTACTTTCTTGCATCACCATGTCGGTACATCAATGGATAATTGTATTGACTTACTGCATCAGCATACTTGTCTATTTCAAAAGCATGATATTCAATATCATCCCATGTCAAACCTTGTTGATCTAGCCAAGGTTCTAGTGCTAAAGCACCACAACTCATGCCATCACACAAAGATACTATTTTAAGTTTGTCTTTCATTTTTTCATCCACCTCCTAACTTTATCAACTATATATTCTTTTTCACTATCAGTCAAAACTTTTGGTAGTGTGACATTTAAAGTGCCATCAATACCATCATGTTTTCTTTTAACACATTCGATTAATATATTCAATACTATTTCATCTAAACTTATTTTTACCATGTCAATACACTCATAGTTATTATTATTACAAACCCTATAAAAAATATTTGAGTTAATACATCATCTGCCCACATATTAATACCTCTTAACTTTCTCTACTATCGTAGTTATATCATTAAACTTGTAACAAAGCAAGCAATCTTTACACTTTTGACCACTACAATTTTGTTGCTCCACAAATTCATTTTCTAGAACATTATTGAAAGTCTTATCAAAATGTCTAGGTGGTTTACTCATTATCTTACCCTTTTTTGGATTAGAGTATATCAGAATTAAGTTTTTTGGTTTCTCATTATCTTTGAGATATTTTTGTATCAAGTCATTACGTTTAGTCCACAATACAAATGTTGTTAGTGGATTTTTCTTGCATATGTTTACAAGATTTATTAGGTGGATCATGTTGATCAATTCACCATGAGCCGAAAACCGAAAATACAATTCCATAATAGTTGGTAGTTGTTGTTGATGTAATACAGAACCACTCAATAACTTACTGTTTCTTTCAAGACAAGCTTGCATGTTTTTACGATAAGAATTGAGCATGATATGACTATAACAGTTTTTACATATTGTATCTACATCAGAGTGAAATTGTTTATTACAGTAATCATTAGTTAGAGTGTTAGTTGAAATAGCTTTTAAACCTTGCAACTTGCCACTCATAGTGCTTATGTGTACTTGTTCTATTTGCATATTGATACCTCATAGTTTGAATATAATGTACGCACATTAATTTAAATTAAAATTGTTGTCAATAAATTATTTTGTGATAGTCCAAATAGGCTTACCTCTTTCATCAAATCGAGGTAACCATTGCCCACCTACATATACTTTGTTACCAATTACCCTAGTCTCACCTTTAGGTACTTGGTGGTTGTTGTGCGAATATCTAACAGCACCACTGATACATCTAGGGTTACCATCCATATTTTCACATACGTTACGCATTATTAATATTGAGTGATTGTAGAAATTTTCAATTACAATATGTTGTGTTGATTTTTTCATGTTAATACCTCTATTTCTTTCTAGTGCGTACATTGTATCCAAACATTATAGGTGGTGGTTGTCACCTATGTCACCATAGCTCCACCACCTACAATTTACTGTATACTTTTTTCACATATACGTCAAATAGATATTACTATCTATACTGAACCCATTCGGCTGACTAGGCAAATTAACCGAAGCCCTAGTCGAATACCTACCACCCTTTTAAGACACCCAATACATACATAAGGTATGCGTCAGAGTTAGCCCATGCGTTTCCACAATATCGGCAAGTAGGGGATTAACCTAGTCTAGTATCATCTAGACAATGGCACATTTTATTAATGCGACTTTATATTATCTTAATATTTTTTTCTGTTTTTTGTCAACCCTCTTTTTTAATATTTGTTTTTGTTTAATTTCTCTTATTAGTTTTGTTTAGTCTTTTATCAAGTGAATCAGATTATTTAAGTTGTGCTTTTAATTCAGATTTAATCAGTCTTAAAAAGTGTTTTTCGTCTTGATGCTTATTAATCTAATCTAGTTAAAAAATAAAATCAAGTAAAAAATTAAAAAAAGTTAAAAAAAATTATATTGCTTAAAATTTAGACAGATATAAACAATTATCAAAGATTTTTTAAAGATTGCTTAAAAATTAAACAAATTACTCTGAGTCTTTCTCAATATAATCCTTTATTATATAAATAATGTAATAATATCAGTATCTTAGCTCATTCTGTGGTAAAAAAGCGACAACATTTTTACAACATAGTGATATTTTTATTACATAGTGCATGTTCCACCGGGGGTTGCGTAGATATATGTACCCACAATGACAGAAATGTGGAATTTTTAGGTGTTAACCACATAGTTTTTTACTACAAATATACCAAAAGTAGGTTAATGTAGTTTGTTAAGCACATTTTTACAGCATATATAAAGAAAAACTTAGATAGGCGGCAGATTTTTGTTGACAAATACAGTCATACATGATATAATACTATATGTATTACTAATAGTACTACTAGAACTCCTACTACTTCTAGTATATATCTTAAAGATAAAAACTTTAAGTAATACTTTTAGTAGGGTTTTAGTTTTTTACTAGAGGTGGGGGAGGATTTATGATATTTATTGTCGTTTATTCTTGACAAAACTTTTTTAAGGAGTATAACTACTGCCATGTCAAAGCCTAAAATGTTTGTTAGTGAAAATGTTATTGAAGAATTTTATAATGCATTAGCTAATGAAGATGAAGCAACACTTAAAAGATGTCATATACCTAGATCAGATGTTTTTTATGTGCGACAGAAGATACTATCGGATACAGGTATTAAGTATACACTAGATCATGTTGAAAGAGCCATGTTTCTAGAGGGTATGCTTAGTGCTAAAGACGTATTTAAACCCCATTTAAAGAGGAAAGAGTATGGCTAAAAAGGTAAGCAAGAAAAAGATGCCTTGTAATAAGCCTAAACGAACACCTAAACATCCTAAAAAATCTCATATAGTAAAAGCTTGTGCTAATGGTAAAGAAAAAATAATACGTTTTGGTCAACAAGGAGCTAAAACAGCAGGTAAACCTAAAGCAGGTGAATCCTCTAGAATGAAAAAGAAGAGAGCTTCATTTAAAGCAAGGCACTCAAAGAATATTAAAAAAGGAAAAATGTCAGCGGCCTATTGGGCAAATAAGGTGAAATGGTGATGGCAGTAAACAAAGCAGGTAATTATACTAAACCCACAATGAGAAAGAATCTGTTTAATAAAATTAAAGCAGGTGGTAAAGGTGGTAGACCGGGACAATGGTCTGCACGTAAAGCACAAATGTTAGCTAAACAATATAAGGCAAAGGGTGGTGGCTACAAATAATGCCTCATCTTATTAGCAATATTCCTCACTTTAAAGTTTGGATAAGAAAAGAATATACATGTAACCATGAACAATATCATGGAGAGTTTTTACATGGAATGGCTATTGCAGTAAATACAATACCTGATCGTTGTTTAAGTTTTCAAATTGTATTTACAGGATGCGAAAGTGATTTTGACGATACACCAAATATACATGGTGGTGCTATGTGGGCAAGAATGCCTATAACAGCATTAGTAGCTGATGAAAAATTAGAAGAGTGGCCTGAAGTTATGGACACTCATTTAGCACAACCTTGGGATTGCTCTTCCCATAACCATTCTATTATAAAGATGGAGAGAGTTAGTTCAAGTCCTTGGCTATGTAAAATAGATGGAGAGTTCTACAAAGGTAGATACTTATTTACTGTGGACTATACAGGAAATGAGATTGCAGATGATCCTGCCCAACATAAACAAAGTCATGTAATACAACTGACAGATGCAGATAAGTGGACAGGAAACATTGTAGCATTACCCAATAATAGAGTTAGGGCAACAAGTCCTGCACTATGGGAAACAGGAGAGGGCGGTCCTGATTTTAAACCTAGCCAATACCTACACGCAGCAGAAATTCATAATAGCTATCTAGATCCTGCTGTTACTTTTAACAATCTTTATAAGGAGTAATTTATTATGATGGGGAAGAAAAAAGGTTATGCCAAAGGTGGTGCAATGAAAAAGAAAAAAGGATATGCTAAAGGTGGAGCTATGAAAAAACCTATGGCTAATCAAAAAGGTTTAAAAAAACTACCAACATCTGTACGCAATAAGATGGGTTATATGTCAAAAGGTGGCATGACTAAAGCTAAAAAGAAATAATGTCATTAAAGAAACCACAACAATCTCTGAAAGATTGGGGTAAGCAAAAGTGGAGAACCTCTTCTGGTAAACCCTCTAAAGGTAAGAGGAGGTATCTTCCTGATGCTGCTTGGAAATCTTTATCTGCGTCAGAAAAAGCAGCTACTAATAGAGCTAAAGCTAAAGGTAATAAGGCAGGTAAACAATTTGTTAAACAGCCTAAGAGTATTGCAAAGAAAACTGCGAGGTATAGATGATTACTCCAGAAAGATTAGATGCTTGGAGAATAGTTCCAAGATTATTAATACTAGCATACATGGTTGTATTTTATCAAACGTGTAACTGGTTTATGGATTTACCAGATCCAAACAATGCACAAGCAGGATTTGTTTCTGTCGTAGTAGGAGCAGGTGCAGCATGGTTTGGACTTTATGTAAACAAAGGCAGATCTACTGTCAACGTACAAGCTAAATCGGAGGTACGAGATAATGTTTAAAAAAGAATGGTTTCAAAAGAATTTTGGTCAAGGAACAGTCTTTGACCTAGACTATGGCAAGTTGCTTATAATAGGACTTTGCCTTTACATTGCTTTTATAAAGGAGTAAAAAATGGTTGATACAAAGCAAGACATAAAGATCTCTGAAGAGATGAAACTAGAGAAAAAGATAGAAGATATGCAACAGCAGTTACATGAGCTTCGTTATGGTGATATGGAAAAAGCTTACAAAGAGTTTGAAGAAGCTAAAGAAGTAGCCATAAAAAAGTACAATGTATGGAAGCAAGCAGCATTAAAGCATGGACAAGCTCCAAAAAATATGTTAGTATACTTTAATTCATGGACTCTATAATGAAGAACTTTAGAATAATATGTTCAGCTTGTACAACTTATCAAGAGTGTTCTAAAGCAGGTAAGTGTTTAAAGCAGTGACAACATTATTTATAATATTATGGTTTATTGCTTTAACTTATATAGTAAGTACATTAGTATGGTTATTACAAAATGATTAATGCAATTACAACAATGTTAAGTTCAGTCGGTGGTCTTGCTACTTCTTACATAGATGGCAAGACTGCTGTACAAAAGGCTGAAGCACAAATACGTATGAAAGAAGCAACAGGAGATATTGATTGGGATCTTGCTGCTATACGTGCCACTCAAGGATCATGGAAAGATGAGTGGATTTTATTACTGTTTTCAATCCCACTAATACTAGCCTTTACTGGTGATTGGGGAAGAGAAACAGTAGCACAAGGATTTGCTGCTCTGGAAGCAATGCCACAATGGTATCAGCTATCATTAGGTGGAATTGTAAGTGCCAGTATAGGCATGAAAGGAATTAGTAAGTTTTATGGAAAGAAAAAACTTAGGTAGTTACTTTTTATTTTTTATTACAATTATAGCAGCTAACATATTTGTAATGATGATAGTAGCAGCTTTAATAACCATGTTTGGATATGGAGAGTATATAACATGGCAGGGAAAAGAAAATGGTTTTGGTTTATACTTAATACTTTTTCCCTTTGTTCTATATTATGGATATAAAAAAATACTACCTGCCTTATAGAAGACGATACTTAGGAGACAGAATGTTTCCTATTACAAGAATAAGATACAGAAATGCCCACACTAGAAAAAGAGAGGAAAGAAATGAGTTTTACCTTGAGCAAAAAAAGCTTAGAGAAATTAAGCGGCGTAGACGAATCATTGCAGAGATGCGTAAAAAAAGCTATAGAATTGACCAAGATTGACTTTGGTGTAATTTGTGGTATGAGAACACCAGAAGAACAACAAGCTCTTTTAGATAAAGGAGCTACACAGACTTTAAAATCAAAACATCTTGAGGGTCTGGCAGTGGACCTTATGGCTTATGTAGGAGGGAGGGCTTCATGGGAGTTGAATCTGTATGATGATATTGCAGATGCCATGAAAGAAGCTGCAAAGCTTGAGAACGTGGGCATTCGTTGGGGTGCAGCTTGGAGTGTAAATGATATACGTCAATGGGATGGTACAATGGAAGAAGCTATGAATGCTTACATTGATCTTAGACGTAGTGAGGGTAGAAGACCATTTATTGATGGTCCTCATTTCGAGTTAGTATAATGTGGATGTCTATAATGATACTGTGTGCTAACCTAAACGCACAGTCTTGTATGGTAATAACAGGTAATGAACTACATACAAGTAAAGAAAAATGTTTTGAAAGTGCTATTGAAAAAGCAAACAAAGCTATTACATATCCTCAAGTATTTCAAGCAAAACCATTTTGTCAAATTATTCCGGGAACAGAACAACCAGATAAGGTAGATATATAATGGCTAAACAACTAACAGAAAAACAACAAAAGTTTCTTGATGTTTTATTTGAAGAGGCAATGGGTAATCCTGTTATTGCTAAAAAATTAGCAGGATACAGTCACAACAACTCTACTTCTTCTATTACAGCTTCTTTACAAGATGAGATAGCTGATTTGACTAAGAAGTTTATTGCTAGTACTGCTACTAAAGCAGCTTACTCTTTGTCTCAAATAATAGACCAACCTACAGATTTAGGTAATAAAGAAAAGATGATGGCAGCTAAAGATATATTAGACAGAGGTGGTTTTGTTAAAACTGATAAAGTTGAAGTATCTGCAGCAAGTCCTTTGTTTATATTACCACCTAAAGAAAATGAAAATAAATAGAGATTGGAAACTTCCAAAGCCAGAAGAAACAGAAGATGGCTATGTTTGGAAACCTATAGTTAGGGTAGGAAGAACAATACCTTTTGGTTACAAACAAGATGAAGAAGATAAAGATATTCTTATTCCAATAGTAAAAGAGTTAGAATTACTAGAAAAAGCTAAAAAATTTATTAGACAGTATAGTTACAGAAAAGTTGCAGACTGGCTTTCAACAGAATCAGGTAGAAAAATATCTCATGTAGGATTAATGAAGAGAATACAAATTGAGCAAAAACGTAAGTCAGAAGCTTCAACTCAAAGCTACCTTGCCAAAAGGTACAAAGAGGCGATACAAAAAGCAAAGAAACTTGAAGAAAGAATCTCAGGAGCAACCTAAAGTTGTACCTGCTGAAGTTGTAAGAGAACCAATTGAAGTTGAACAGGCACAAAGTAAGATTATCTTTGAGCCTAATCCCGGACCTCAAACAGAGTTCTTATCAGCGAATGAACGAGAAGTTCTTTATGGAGGCAGTGCAGGTGGCGGCAAGAGCTACGCAATGCTTGCAGACCCAGTACGTTACTTAAACAACCCACACTTTAGAGGACTGTTAGTTAGACGTACAACAGAAGAACTAAGAGAACTTATATCAGTATCAAAACAATTATACCCACAAGCAATACCTGATATTAAGTTTATGGAGAGAGACAAGACTTGGGTAGCTCCATCAGGAGCAACACTATGGCTCTCCTACTTAGATAGAGATGATGACGTAACAAGATACCAAGGTCAAGCTTTTAGTTGGATTGGATTTGATGAGCTTACACAATGGCCTAGTCCATATCCGTTTGACTATATGAGATCACGTTTACGTACTACAAGAGATAGTGGACTAGAAGTTTATCAAAGAGCTACTACAAACCCGGGAGGTCCCGGACATAGTTGGGTAAAAAGAATGTTTGTAGATCCTGCTCCTTATGGTAAATCTTTTTGGGCAACAGATATAGAAACACAAAAACCTCTTACATGGCCTAAGGGTCATAGTTTAGAGGGAAAACCATTATTTAAAAGAAGATTTATACCTGCAACATTATTTGATAATCCCTATTTAGCAGAAGATGGAATGTATGAAGCTAACTTACTTTCACTACCAGAGAATCAACGTAAACAATTATTAGAGGGAAATTGGGATGTATCTGAGGGAGCAGCTTTTCCTGAGTGGAACAGAACCACTCATGTTATTGAGCCTTACAATATACCTAGTGGTTGGACTAAGTTTAGAGCCTGCGACTATGGCTACGGAAGTTATACAGGGGTTTTATGGTTTGCAGTCGCTCCTGATGAACAATTAGTTGTTTATAGAGAACTATATGTTTCTAAAGTATTAGCTAGTGATTTAGCTGATATGGTATTAGAAGCAGAAAAAGAAGATGGAACAATACGTTATGGTGTACTTGATAGTTCTTTGTGGCATAAAAGAGGAGATACAGGACCATCACTAGCAGAACAAATGATAATAAAAGGTTGTCGTTGGAGACCATCTGATAGAAGTAAAGGGAGTAGGGTTGCAGGAAAAAACGAGATCCACAGAAGATTACAAATTGATGAATTTACCGAATCACCTCGTTTGGTGTTTTTTAATAACTGCACAAATATTATCTCTCAACTACCGATAATACCTCTTGATAAATCTAATTCAGAAGATGTAGATACAAAATCAGAGGATCACTTATATGATGCTTTACGATATGGTGTAATGACAAGACCGAGAAGTAATTTGTTTGACTACAATCCTGATACACAAAGAACAGGATTTCAAGCATCAGATGCAACATTTGGATATTAAGGATAAGATATGGCTGAATATACAGAAGAAAATGCAATGGATGCTGAACAATCAGCTGCAATAGAGGATGTAGACTATGATGGTTTAGTTGATAAACCTGCAGGTCAGATAGAAAGATTTGTAAAAGAAAAATTTAATAAAGCAGAAACAGCAAGAAGATCTGATGAAGAACGCTGGATTCAAGCTTATAGAAACTACAGAGGTATTTATGGTCCTGATGTTCAATTTACTTCTACAGAAAAATCTAAAGTATTTGTAAAAGTTACTAAAACTAAAGTTCTTGCAGCTTATGGTCAGTTAGTTGAAGTTCTTTTTGGAAGTAACAGATTTCCATTAGGTATTAATCCTACAACTCTTCCTGAGGGTGTAGAAGATACAATTAGTTTTGAAACAAATCCACAACTTAAAGAAGCTCTTGGTGAACAAAAAAGTGAAGAAGATGAAAAACAACTTCTTCCCGGGGAAACTATGCCAGAGTTTAATGAACGTGTAGGACCTTTAAGTGATGACCTAAAACCTATAGAAGAAGATGTAGAATTTAAACCGGGAAAAGGTCCCTCTTCTATACAATTTCATCCTGCAATGGTTGCAGCTAAAAAGATGGAAAAGAAAATCCATGATCAATTAGAAGAGTCTAATGCAAAGAAACAACTAAGATCTGCTGCATTTGAAGCTGCACTATTCGGTACTGGTATTATGAAAGGACCTTTTGCAGTTGATAAAGAATATCCTAATTGGAATGAAGATGGTGAATATGAACCAGTATTTAAAACTGTTCCACAAACTTCTAATGTTTCTATATGGAATTTTTATCCTGATCCAGATGCAAACAATATGGATGAAGCAGAGTATGTTATAGAAAGACACAAAATGTCACGTTCTCAATTACGTGCTTTAAAACGTAGACCTTTTTTTAGAGAGAATGCTATTGATAAGTGTTTAGACTTAGGAGAAAATTACAATAAAGAATGGTGGGAACATGCAATGAATGAGGATAGTGAAGAAGACTATACTCAAAGATTTGAAGTTCTAGAGTTTTGGGGTTTTGTAGACAGAGAAATAATAGAACAATATGATGTCGATATTCCTAAAGATTTAAGAAAAGTAGAACAAGTTAGTGTAAATGCTTGGATTTGTGGTGGATGTGTATTACGTTTAGTAATGAATCCATTTACACCTGCATACTTACCTTACTATGCTACACCTTATGAAATGAATCCATATAATATATTTGGTGTTGGTATTGCAGAAAATATGGATGATACTCAAACATTAATGAATGGTTTTATGAGAATGGCAGTTGATAATGCTGCACTATCAGGAAACTTATTAATAGAAGTAGATGAAACCAACTTAGTTCCCGGACAAGATCTTAGTGTGTATCCCGGAAAAGTCTTTCGCAGACAAGGCGGCGCACCCGGTCAAGGTATTTTTGGAACAAAATTTCCCAACGTGTCTAACGAAAATATGCAGATGTTTGATAAAGCTAGAGTTCTTGCAGATGAAAGTACTGGCTTTCCCTCATTTGCTCATGGTCAAACAGGTATACAAGGTGTAGGTAGAACTGCATCTGGTATATCTATGTTGATGAATGCTGCTAATGGTTCTATTCGTAATGTTATTAAGAATGTAGATGATTATCTACTAGGACCTTTAGGCAAAGCATTTTTTAGTTTTAACATGCAGTTTGACTTTGATCCAGAAATTAAAGGTGATCTTGAAGTTAAAGCTCAAGGTACAGAAAGTTTGATGGCTAATGAAGTCAGAAGTCAAAGACTTATGCAGTTTATGCAAACAGTATCTAATCCTGCTCTTGCTCCTTTTGCTAGAATGGATTACATTGTTAGAGAGATTGCAAAGAGTATGGATCTTGATCCTGATAAAGTAGCTAACTCTATGAGTCAAGCTGCTGTACAAGCAGAGATACTCAAGAAGTTTCAAGAACAAAATCCACCTCCACCACCAGTAGCACCACAAGGTATACCACCTCAAGCTCAAGGACAGCCTCCTGCACCCGCAGGTGTACAAGTAGAAGATACACAAGGATCTGGTGGAGCTACTATAGGAACAGGATCAGTACCTACTCCGGGAGAACAAGGTTTTACAGGTGATCAAGGAACTATACAATAATGATGAAATTAAAAAAATTTACTAATGATAAAGAGCTATGGGATTCATTTGTAGAATACATAGATGATGCTATAGTAAAACAACATAAAACTTTAGAACAAACAGTTGAGATGCCTATGATATATAAATTGCAGGGATCTATTGCTTGTTTACGTAGAATGAAATATCTTAGAGATGAGCTAAATACAATGAGGACTGATGCCTGATCCATTTATAAAAAAGCAAGCTAAAGAAAATAAACAAGCAAAAGCTGCTGAAAGTTTTAGAGCTAAAGAAGCTCAAAGCTTAACTAAGTCTATTGGAACTATTGATACAATATCAAAACCAACAGTTAAACCTTTAGTTCAACCAAGAGAAAAAGATGATGAAGTTAAGACTACTAGTTATGAACCTTATACAAATAAAGATGTTTATAAGTTACCATCTAATGTAGTAAAAATAAGTAGTTTGGAGAGAAGACCTGTAATACCTAAAGGACCCGATTACAGTGAGGAAAAATTTAAAAAAACTCTTCCAAAAAATCCTTATCAAAGTTATGATCCATTTTACATACCAAATAAATTTAAAGGTGCGAGTTATGCAGAAATACTTGCTGATAATATTATAGGATTAGATAATGGATATGAGACAGTTGTAGAAAAATTAGCAAAAGAGTTTAACAAAGACGAAATAAAATTTTTAAAAAATATGGCTGTAGGTGTTTATGAGGGAACTTTAGAATTTATATCTGACCCATTAGGATCTATATC